ACAGGTTTGAAATAATGCCAGGAACTTATACTATTTCTGTTTGGGTGAAAGGTTCAGTTGGGCAAAGAGTTAAGTTGCAAACTTACTGGGAGCCTGACGATGCAACAGGTATAAGTCCATATTTTATCTTGAAAGATGATAAATGGACATATTTGACATTTTCAAGCGAGCGAAAAAAAGCTGGAACCGTATCAATTGGCTATGTTTATTTGTTAGGTACTGATGCAGGAGAATACTTAGATGTCCTTGCGCCCCAACTTGAAAACGGCACATTAGCAACAAGTCCAAAAGAAGCTCCAGAAGACAATGAAAACCAAATCTCAGCGGTCGAGTCCAGCTTTAAGCAACGCGCTGATGCACTTGATGCTGATGTGAGAAGTCTGACTGAAGGCCTCAGAACTAAAGCGGATATCAGCTCACTCAACGTAACCGCTGAGAATATCAGACAGTCCGTGAAAAGCCTTGAGACAGACACGCAGAACAAGCTGAATCAGAAGTTGAGTCTGGCTGAATTTGAGGTGCGAGCTGGTTCTATCCGTCAAGAAATCCTGAACGCAACCAAGGACAAGGCAGACAAGACTTTGGTTGTGGCTGAAGCTGGGAAATTGCGTGAAGAATTTTCTAAAATGAAGGTCGGTAGTCGTAACTATGCTGAAGACTACGACTTTTCAAGAGGACTTTGGCACTATAATCAAGGTGATAACAGCCCTCGAGATTGGACTATCTCAAACGGAGAATATAATGTAAAAGGAACCACGAAGACTTGGAAACAGTTGCAAATCCACTCAAAAGAGGGGAGTCGTTCTTCGTGGAAGAGTTCGACAGCTCTTCTTGATTTGGAGGTTGGCGAGACTTATACTCTCTCATTTCAAGGAATTTGCTACTCTGGCTCTTCAAGTGTTTGGCTATCATTAAGGGCCAACCGTACAGTTTCTGATAATCCTGAAATTATGCATGGCAATTTCAATCTCACGTCTAGCTGGCAGACTTATCAAGTCACTATACCAGCATTGACCAAGCCTGAAAATTTTGATTTCTGGCGAATTATTCTTGGTTATAACGAGGTTGGCCATGTAGCCTTTCGCAAGGTTGAATTGACCAGAAGTTCTACTCGTATAGATGCGGGTCCTGCCCCCGAAGATGGTAAGACGGATCTTGTCGTCGCTAAATCTGAATTTCAGAAAACCGCCGAAGGTCTGTCTATGAAGCTTGCAGCGGTTGAAAGCTATGTCGGTCAGGACGGTCAGCGACAGGAAGCCCTACAGCGCTATACTCGTGAGGAAAGCGCAAAACAAGCAACGGCTGTACGTGAGCAGATATACAGAGACTACGTTGGGAAATCGGCTTATCAGGAAGATGTGAGAGGTCTAGAACGTCGATTTAGTGCGATGAGCACGCAGACAAACAACGATATCGCTACGAAAATAGCTCAGTACAAGCAGACAGTAGATGGTCAATTTGCAAGTATCACATCGCAGATAGCTGGCAAGGCTAATCAGACAGACTTCCAGCGTGTTAAAGAAACCAGCCTGCTCTATGAGCGTATTCTGGGCAATACTGAAAATGGAATTGCGGATAAGGTTGCTCGTATGGCTATGAGCAACCAGCTGTTCCAGATTGAGGTTTCTAAGAATGAAGGCCTAAAAACAGTCCAAAGACAGTTGGCTGGTTCGTGGGCGGTTCAGAACATCAACTCTGCTGGAGATATCATCTCAGGAATCAATCTGGGTGCTAATGGCCATAATCGACTTGACGGGAAATTGACCCACATCACTGGCGAGACCTTGATTGATAATGCGGTTATCAAGTCAGCCATGATTGATAAGCTGAAAACGGCCAATTTTGAAGCTGGTTCGGTCACGACTACGATATTAGGCGCTGAAGCGGTCACGGCTGAGAAGTTGAAAGTTGATAATGCGCTTATTAGAAAAATCACTGCAAATGAAGCATTTTTTGACCAGCTGACTTCTAAACGCATTTTCGCGACAAGAATCGAGTCCGTCATTTCTAGCTCAACTGTTTTAGAAGGCTATAAAGGTTGGATTGGTGGCTTCCAGATCGGGACGCATGATTCAGGTTACGGACGTTGGATAACTGGTCGCAATCACTTCTCCGTTGGAATGGGAGATGGCGAAGGTGGCAATAACGCATCAGCTCTCTGGGTTAACTGGGGAGATAATTGGAACGAACCTGGATACTATGCATGGTTCGTTAAAAATAATGGCAAGATGTATTGTTATAACACGGCTGAATTTTGGAAAACACCAATTATTAATGGGGATCTAAAAGTAACTGGTAACATTATTTATGATGGTGGTGCTTGGATTTATTCTAGTCAATACAGGAAGATTGGACGAAGCAGTACATATTATTTTTATCTGGAAAAAGCCGATCGTGAAAGAGATTATTTCCTAGTTTCGAACGATACTTCTGACCGCAGACTGAAATCAAACATTCAAGAGAGTAGTGTTTCAGGGATTGATATTATTAATCGTTTGAAAACGTATAGTTACCGAAAAGAATTTAATAATGAGGTAGAGGATATCTCATGCGGTATCATGGCTCAAGATGTGCAGAAGTACGCTCCAGACGCTTTTCGTGAGAGTCCAGATGGAATTTACACATATAACACATTTGCGCTGGTACCTTACTTAATCAAGGCCATCCAAGAGTTAAATCAAAAAATAGAAAAAATGGAGAAAACAATAGCATGAATAACAACATGGACGCAGTAGTAAATCAGTTAACACTTGATTCTCTAACTAAAAAACTAGCAGTCAGTGAGCAAGAATCAGCTAAGAATGAGGCTCTTTATTTGTATGCAGCAAGCGAATTGCACATGATGAAAGAGGTTCTAGAATACGACCCAGCTCTAAAAGAGTTATTTGAAGAAACACAAGCTAAAATGAAAGGAACTAACTAATGAATTACGAAGTGGCAATTAAACCATATCTTAAAGGTACAGAAAATGTGACAGTTGTCGCAATCAAGATGGAAAACAACGGACGCTATTCTTACGAGCAAGTAGAATTGCACGGTGACCATACGCAGGATAATGAAGCGACTTTGGTTCAAGCAGTGCTAGACCATATCCGCACAGAGCTTGACCCAACGAGCGCCATCGTGCAAGCGCAAGCGAAATTGCAAGAAGCTGAGCAGAAATTGGCTCAGACTGAAACTAGACAGACTGCTACTGATGAAGCGGTTAAGCATAACCAAGCCGAAACAGACCGTTATGGAAAGATTATCCATGCGGTCGTTTTAAATGCTGTAGCAGGCAAGACAATCGCTTATGGAACTATCTACAAGGAATTGGTAGAGTTGATTCCATTGGCTGAGGTTGGGAAACGTTATTTGGCACATGACTTGATTACCATTGAAGACCCAGCGCACGTTGAGGTAGATGGAGAAGGTAAGCGTATCTTAGTTCAATTGAATAAGGAATTTACTTACAACGGTGAACCTGTCAGCGACTTTGCCCGAAATGGTCGTCTTGAAATGAACGGAACAGGCGCAGCATGGAAGTACGAGCCTAAAGAACAAAATGAGCCTACGAATGTTGCACCAGCAGCTGCAGTTTCTACGACGGCTACCGTGACTCCAACAGTAACGGAACCTTCTGCTACAACAGTTGCATCTAACTAATAATGGAGGTGCCTATGGACGTCTTACAACACGTTGAGCATTTCTTCATGAATGTTTTACCAGTTGCAACGCCAATCATCGTAGCTTGGTTTAGCTATAAGTTACCGAAGAAATCAAAGGAACAGACAGACCAAATCATTTCAGAGTTGAGTGAAGTTAAGAAACAAATCAAAGATGTCCAGATTACTGCTGACGAGAACAACGCCAAAATTGACGAAGTACAAGCAAAGTTAAAACTGCACGACGAGGCACATCTTGTAACTATGAGAATGCGCCTTGATCGTGATATTCGCAGGGCAATCCGACGTGGATTTACTACGAAAGACGAGTTCTATGTGGTCGAGAACATGCACAATAGCTATAAGGCGCTTGGTGGTAATGGTTACATTGACCACCTGTACAACAATTTTGAAGCGTTGCAGATTAGAGATGACATCTTAGTTGAAGATGAGAAAGGGGCGCAGAATGGTCTGTAATCTTAATACGACCAATCTCGCACAAGTGGATGGCGGTTACCTCATCAAACAGGGTGATGTGGCTTCTACCTTTGGATTTGTCCTTTTAGACGAAGATTATCGAGCTGTCCCCTCTCTTGAGGGGGAGGTGGCGGTCGTTAGTCTGACCATGGACAAGCACCAATGGAAGAAGAAGGTGACTGTCACGAACTCAAGCGTGAATTTTAATCTGGACGCTATCTTGCCAGTCGGGGAATACCGCTTAGAGATTAGCGCTGGCGGATATATTTTCCCAAGCGATAAGGCTACGCACATCAAGATAGTGGCTTCAGATAAGGAATTGGTCACAGAGGAAGTCCATGCTCTCAAGGAGCTGGATATAGCAGAAGAAGTAAAAAAACAGCTTGCAGAAAGACCTGCAAGCGAAGGTGGAGCATGTCAGGAAATCCCTGACTTGCTCTTTTATTATAACTTCGGAAAGGAGTAAA